ACCACGATGATGAGCAAAGATGTGTTTAGGTCAATGTACCCAGATAATGATGATGGAACTTCATTCACACAGCGCGGTACGGGTGACAGTCAGTCGGAGTGGATTACAAAAGAAGATATAAGACTTGCTGAGTATTACTACACAGTTAGAGAAAAAGCAAAACTCTATTTGTTAAGCGATGGTTCTTCTACTTTTGCGGATGACAAAGATTTTTTTAATCGCTTACAAATGGCTGGCATTACAGTTATTGACCAACGCGAATCGTTCAAAAAGACTATCAAATACAAGAAACTGACCGCCATCGAGGTTATCGAAGAACGCGACTGGCCAAGCCGTTACATCCCAATCGTGCCTGTTTATGGCCGCCACGTGGTTATCGGTGACAAGCGCAAGAAGTTCGGCATGGTGCGCTACGCCAAAGACAGCCAGAGAATGTATAACTTCTGGCAGACCTCTATCACGGAATCCATTGCCCTTGCGCCTAAAGCCAAGTGGGTCATGGCAGAGGGTCAAGACGAAGGACACGAGAACGATTGGGCGCAAGCCAACATTAAGTCTTTCCCGTTGCTACGCTACAAGCAGACAGACATTGAGGGTCGTACAGCGCCACCTCCACAGCGCTTACAACCAGAGCCACCGCCTGCTGGAACGATGGCCGCGGCTGGTATGGTGTCTGATGACATAAAAGCCATTATGGGCATCTTTGACCCTGCACAACTAGGTCAAGGAAACATCTCAGGCAAGGCGCTAAATGGCCAACAACAGCAAGTTGACCTGACAAACTACGACTATTACGACAACCTAACCCGCTCAATCGCTCATGTGGGCAAGGTCATTTTGGACTTAATCCCCAAAATCTACGACACACAGCGTGTTCTGCGAATTATTGGCGAAGATGGCAAACCAGATATGTTGCCGCTAAACCAACGCGATGCAGTCGGTAACATCTTGAACGACACATCAATCGGTCAATACGATGTGGTGATGGAAACAGGACCAGGCTACAACAGCAAGCGTCAAGAAGCCGTGGATGCCATGATGCCTCTATTGTCTAAACCAGAATTGTTCAATGTGGCTGGTGACTTGGTGTTCCGTAACATGGACTTCCCAGGCGCGGACATTATTGCTGACCGCCTTGCCGCGGCCAACCCTCTGGCTCAAATTGACGAAAAGTCAGATATGCCACCCCAAGTACAAATGCAGATGGCACAGGCTAAGAAACAAGTCGCTGATATGCAACAGCAAATGGAAGCCATGCAAATTCTTATTAAACAGCGCGGTGACATCGAGCAAGTTAAGCAAGACAACGAGACTAAGCGCGAATTGCTACGCCAAACCGCCAAGGCACACAACACCGAAACTATGGCAGAGGTCAAGGTCAATGACCAGAACACACGCTCAATCACAAGTCAGAACAAGACAGAAATTGACGCGATTGTCCAACTTTTGTTACACAGAATGGATACAGCAAGGCTTACAGAAGAAATTGATAAACGCAACGCAGAACAAAATCAAGCAATGCAGTTTGCGGCAGAGGACATTGGTCAAGGTAGTAATCCTTTGACACAGCAACAATAAAGTGGTAAATTTGCCACCAAACCTTACCAGTTAGGTTAACTGGGTAAATCCGTAGGGACACGTAATGTCTGACAAAGAAGCGGGTCAAGTTTTGACCAGCGAAAACTCGGCAGAGTTTTATGCAAATAGATTAGGTTTAGCCGACCAACCCGAAGTTGAGGCTGTGCAAGCAGAGCCAACCGAAGTGGTGGAGGAACGGAGTGAACCTGAGATAGAAAAAGAGCAAGAGGAAAAGCCTAAAGCGAATCCGAAACTCGAAAGACGATTTTCTGAGATAACCAAGCAACGCGAAGAAGCGCGTAAAGAAGCGCAACAAGAACGCCAAGCAAGGGAAGCCTTAGAAGCCCGTTTAGCGGCACTTGAGAGACAACCAGCGCCACAAGCGCCTAAAGTCGATGAAGAGCCACAACCAAGTCAGTTCAACGATGCGTTTGAATATGCCAAAGCCCTAGCGGAATACACGGCAGACAAGCGAATCGGTGAGATGCGAAAGCAAGATGCAGAGGCTAAAGAAGCACAAGAGCGTCAGAAGGTCATTGACCAATGGGCAAACAAAGTGCAACAAGCCAAAGCGTCATTGCCAGACTTTGATGACATAGTAGCGTCTAGTGATGTGGTCGTAAATGACGATATTCGAGATGCGATTCTTGAGAGCGATGTGGGGCCACAAATCCTCTACCATCTGGCTGAGAATGACGATGTAGCAAAGAAAATCGCAGGCTTGAGTCCTAAACAAGCGTTAAGAGAGATAGGTAAGTTAGAGGCAAGGTTTGAGGTAAAGGAAACTAAACCAGAAACCGCACCGATTACTCGAAGTAAAGCACCAGCGCCAATCCAACCGCTAAGAGGGTCTAGTCCTGCTGATGTACCGCTATCTTCTAATGGAGAATGGCATGGAACATTTCAAGCATGGAAAGAGGCTCGCAAGGCTGGAAAGATTCGCTAAACCTAATCTTTTTTTAACTTTTATAAGGAAATGAAATGGCTAATAATTTATTGACCATCTCCAAGATTACCAACGAAGCGTTGATGGTCTTGGAAAACGAGTTGACATTCACTTCTGAAGTTGACCGCAATTATGATGACCAATTCGCGGTTGTCGGTGCAAAGATTGGTAACACAGTCAATGTCCGTAAACCAGGTCGTTTCATCGGCACTACGGGTCCCGCTTTGAATGTGGAAGACTTTAACGAGACTTCAGTCCCTGTTACTTTGTCAACCCAATTTCACGTGGACACCCAATTTACCACCCAAGACTTGGCACTTTCGCTTGATATGTTCAGCGACCGAGTGTTGAAGCCTGCCGTGGCCGCCATTGCCAATAAGATAGACCGCGATGGTATGTCTATGGCTACTTTGCAGACCGCCAACATCGTTGGTACTGCTGGTACACCACCCACAGGTTTGATTACTTATCTGACTGCTGGCGCGTATCTTGATTCTGAAGGCGCACCACGCGATGGCCGTCGTTCATGTATCGTTGAACCCTTCACATCTGCAACTATCGTTGACAGTTTGAAAGGTTTGTTTGTACCTCAAGAAGCCATTGGCGAACAATATCGCAAAGGACTTATGGGTCGGGATTCTGGCGGCATGAATTGGAAATTAGACCAAAACGTGGTTGCTCAGACTTTTGGTAACAACAGCACCACTACTGTGACTGCATCTGTCGCTACTACTACTGCTAGTGGTTTCCTGACCTCTGGTTGGGCATCTTCTAGCACTATTACTGTGACTGCCGCTAACACAGGTACTTTGAACCTCAACGCTGGTGATACATTCACCATCGCTGGCGTGTACGCTGTTAACCCACAAAACCGCCAAGCCTACGGCTCTAACAAGTTGCGTAACTTCGTTGTTAAGCAAACTGTTGCTATTGCTTCTGGTTCGTCTGGTTCTGTGATTGTTTCTCCTGCTGTGATTACTGCTGGTCAGTTCCAGAATGTGTCTATTCCTAGCACTTCTGCAACAGCCGCTGTGACTCAGTTCAACAGCACAGGCGTGGTTTCTCCACAAAACATCATCATGCACCGCAATGCGTTTACCCTCGCGGTAGCCGACCTTGAATTGCCAGAAGGTGTGCATTTTGCTGGTCGTGCTTCTGACAAGGAAATTGGTTTGTCCATGCGTGTTGTCCGCCAATACACCATCAACAACGACAGTATTCCTACTCGTTTAGATGTGTTGTACGGATGGGCACCTTTGTACCCCGAACTCGCTTGCCGCGTTGCCGCTTAATCATTAACTTTTTAAGGAATAAATATCATGGCAAATCCAGGACCAGCAACCACAGTCAGTAATCACCCACAAGTCCTTGGTACAAACCAAGCCTTGCGTTTGATTGCTTCTGCTCAATCTGTTAACTTATCTGCGGCTGGTGATACAGCGTCAGTAGTTTTAGATGTAAGCAAATTTGTGCCTACCAGCGTTGTTATCACTAACGGCTTGAACTCTAGCGGTGCTACCACCACTATTGCTACGGCTACTGTTGGTGTCTACACAGGCCCAGCACAAACAGGCTCAACCATCTTGACTACTGCCGCTTTGACTAGCAACACAGGTGGTCCTTATGTGACCATTACTGCCGCAACAAATCCCAACACCGCTATCTCTAACCCCACTAACATTTATGTGAATGTGGGTACTACGATTGCCGCGACTTGCGATGTGTTTGTCTACGGCTACGACCTCACATTCTTACCATAATCTGTGAGTAAATAAAGAAAGAGCCATCCTCAAAAGGGGTGGCTTTTTTCGCTTTTACGGCTACAATTTAACCATTCTGCAAAGGAATTATCATGTCATCTACCACTCTAGCCCGTGGAAATGTCCAAGAGGCATTTATCATGGCTCCCACTTTGACCCCTTCTGCGATGACTACTGCCTCTGTGCAGTCATTACAGACTTTCCAAATCCCTGGTCTTAAAGCAAGCGACATCTGTACAGTTCTTCAGTACAACGGAAATCAAACATCTAATGTTGCGATTACCAATGCTGACGCAACCGCAGATAACACTTTGCAAATCCAATTCCAGAACACATCTGGTGGTGCTACTGCAATTACGCCTGCGGCTGGTGTTTACTACATCAAAGTGCATCGCGTTGAAGGCGCACCAATCGCTACTAACGCGGCTTAATCATGGCTGGCTCAACAGTACAACGCAATGCTGGCAAGACTTATGCCTTGTCGGTAACAAGTTCATCCCATGCGGCTGTTCTCATTGACGATAATACAAACGACCAGATTAACTACACCTCCTTTCTCAATACTGGCAGTTCTGCCATTGCTGTGAAATGGGGGCCAACTGACCCTGGCGCGGCTGTATTGCCCGTTGATGGCACACCTGCTGACTTTGTTTTGCCTGCTGGCATGACAAGCGCGATGATTGTTGCTACACCTACTACACCATACTATTTAACTGCTATTAGCGCATCTGCTACTGGCATTTTGTATGTAACTCCAGCCGCTGACCAAAGTTAACGGCTATGGCTAACCCTGCCAATTCTGTTCTGCAAAACTTACTTCCCGTTCAAGCATACTTTGCAGTAGACGGAACTTTTCAGACCTTTATTGGTCAGGGTGTGCCTTTTTACGCTACTTTCAACCCAGTTCAATCGGGTTTGACAATCACAAGTAGCACGATTGACAGCACAACAATCGGTGCGACTACGCCTTCTACGGGTGTTTTTACTAATATCAGCACAACAACTGGCACGATTAGCACTACACCAAGCGCAAATCAAGACATTGCCAACAAATTCTATGTAGATACAGTAGCGCAGGGGCTAGGGCCTAAAGCCGCGTGTTCTGCTGGTACTACTGCAAACATCACACTTTCTGGCTTACAAACCATTGATGGCTATTCTGTAACTGCTGGCCAACGCGTGTTGGTCAAAAACCAAACCGCTTCAGCAGAAAACGGCATTTATGTAGCGTCTGCAAGTGCATGGACACGCGCAACGGACATGGACACATGGGCAGAAGTGCCAGGCGCATACACAGTTCTGTTAAACGGAACATCTAACGCTGATACTGGATGGGTTTGTACTGCTACGGCAACGGGAACTATCGGTGTTACCGCTATGCCTTGGGTGCAGTTCTCAGGCTCTGCAACCTATTTCGCGGGTACTGGGCTAACTTTAGCGTCTAACACCTTCTCAATTACAAATACTGGTGTAACTGCGGCATCTGTTGGCTCTGCAAGCAAGACTTTGACGGCAACTGTTAACGCACAAGGTCAACTGACAGCGTTGGCAGATACAAACATTGCTATCGGTGCTACTCAGATTACATCTGGCACGATAGACACAGCACGAATCTCTGGCTCATATACAGGCATTACGGGTGTAGGAACGCTGACAGCAGGCACTTGGAACGCAAGCACGATTGGTGTGGCTTATGGCGGTACTGGTGCAACTACTTTGACTGGTTATGTCAAAGGAAGTGGTACTAGCGCGTTTACAGCGTCTGCAACAGTCCCAACAACAGATTTAAGTGGCACGATTACAAACGCACAACTGGCAAACAACACGATTTCTGGCGTATCGCTAGGTTCTAATCTGTTTAGCCTGACTATTGGCTCAAATCTAAGCGGTACAAGTTACAACGGCTCAAGCGCTGTGACGATAGCAAACACCGCGCCAATGGTTTACCCAGCATCGGGAATCCCTAACTCAACGGGTTCGGCATGGGGAACAAGTTACAGCACAACAGGCTCTGGAACTGTGGTTGCCTTGGCTACGGGTGCTACGCTAAATAGCCCAACTGTCAGCGATTACGAGACATTTACTGCCGCATCTGCGCCTACTTATACATCGGGCAGATTGTGGTACGACAGTACGCTGAAGGCTTTGTCGTACAACAACGATGTAACGAATAACACGCTACATATTGGGCAAGAAACCCAGTTAAAGGTTTACAACAATACAGGTTCGACCATTGCCAAAGGTGCGCCTGTCTACATTACATCGACAACAAGCGGTTTTACTTATCCTTTAATTGCACTTGCTAAAGCGGATACCCAGACTACTGGGGCTTGTATTGGTTTAACAAATGAAGCCATTGCAACAGGCTCAGAGGGTTATGTAGTTATTAACGGCATTTTGAATGGCGTAAATACTGGAACATTTACTGTTGGTGACATTTTGTATGTCAGCCCGTACTCTGCTGGCCAACTAATGAATACCTACCCGCCAACTGCTTACGCGGTGAAAATAGGCACAGTAGCGTATGTAAATTCATCTAATGGCAGTATTTATGTAAACCAATCTAATGCTTATGTCGTGTCTAACGGCATTATTGGTACTGTCGCTATCGCAAATGGGGGTACAAATGGAACGGCTACTCCTACTGCTGGTGGCATTGCCTATGGTAGCGGTACTGCTTACGCATTTACTTCTGCTGGGACATCTGGTCAAGTTTTAACTTCTGCGGGTTCTGGAACACCTACTTGGTCAACACCAGCCGCTTATGCAACAGTCACAGATGACACGACCACAAATGCAACGCGTTATCCGCTATTTGCGGCGGCTACAAGCGGTAATTTAACGACAGAATATGTAGCGTCTACTAAGTACCAATTTAACCCTTCTACGGGCGTTTTAACGGCTACGCAGTTTACGGGTTCTGGTGCAGGGTTAACCTCTATTCCTAATTCTGCGCTGACAAACTCAAGCATCACAGTCGGTTCAACTGCTATCAGTTTGGGCGGCTCTGCTACAACAATAGCGGGTTTAAGTTCAGTCACATCGACAACATTTGTAGGTGCTTTGTCTGGTAACGCTACTTCAGCGACTACGGCAACAACTGCAACAAACGCAACGAATACTGCGATAACGGATGACACAACAACAAACGCATCTGTCTATCCAACTTGGGTAACAAGCACTACTGGCAATTTGCCACAAAAGACCTCATCAACTAAAATGAGTTTCAATCCCTCAACTGGCGCGTTAACTGCCAGCCAGTTAATCATTGCACCATAAGGAAATATCATGGGACAGTTAGTATTTCAAGCAACATTAGGCGGTCAAGTTAACTTGGTTGGCCCAAACACAGCGTCAACTTTTAACTTAAATGTGCCTGCTGTTTCTAGCACGATAGCAACACTAGCGGCTCAAACATTTGCTGGCACACAAACATTTTCTGTTGACGCATCTATCTCAGGTCTAACAGTAGGTAAAGGCGGTGGTGCTGTATCTACTAACACGGCTGTGGGTGCTAGTGCTTTAGCAACAAACAGTAGTGGCGCAAACAATTCTGCTTTTGGTCAAATAGCGTTACAAGCAAATACATCAGGCTCTCAAAATATTGCGATTGGTGTAAATTCTCTTAACGCAAACACTACTGGTAGTGAAAACTCTGGCGTTGGCGTATCTGCGTTGGCCTTTAATACAACAGGTGCAAATAACACTGCTGTAGGTAGACAAGCCTTAAACCAAAACACCACAGGTATTAGCAACACAGCAGTAGGCTATCAATCTTCTTATGCAAACACTACTGGTAATTACACAACTGCTTTTGGTTGGAGAGCGTTGTATAGCAATACAACTGGAGAAAATACTGGTATTGGTGCTGGTACTTTATATTCAAATACTAGCGGTACTGGAAACACAGCGGTTGGTGGAACAACATCATCTGTTAGTGCGGCATTAGTTTCTAACACTACTGGAAGTTCTAATACTGCGGTTGGTGTTGCGGCACTTTTTTCCAACACCACAGGAAATAACAATGTAGCAGTAGGTTATCAAGCGGGATATGCAAGCAGTACTGCACTTTATAACACTTTTATTGGTTATCAAGCGGGATATGGGTCTGCCGTAAATGGCAATTCTGGAAATACTTGCATTGGCTTTCAAGTAGGTTATTCACTTACAAGTGGAATTAAAAATACTTTTATTGGCGGCAATGCAAACTATTCTTCTGGAGGTTCAATTACCACAGGTTCTGGTAATACCATCATTGGTGCTTATAACGGCAACCTAGGTGGATTAGACATTCGCACTTCCGACAACAACATTGTGTTGTCTGATGGGGCTGGTAGTGTAAAAATGTATTTCAACAGTTCTGGTTATCCATATATAAATAATATGAGAACTGGCATTACTTCTGTAATGTATTTTAATTCTTCAACTGGTGAAATAACTTACGCAGTATCTTCAGCAAGATTTAAAGACAACATCAGAGATACAAAATATGGTCTTTCTGATGTAATGAAAATGCGTTCTGTTATGTTTGAATACAAATCAGGCGGAAAAACTGATGTTGGTGTTATTGCTGAAGAAATGGAAGAAGTAGTACCAGAAATTGTTGGTAAGGACAAAGATGGAAAGCCTGAGAATGTAGGTTACGAAAGACTATCTGCGGTACTTGTAAAAGCAATACAAGAACTAAAAACAATCGTTGACGCACAAGCCGCAGAGATAGCGGAACTCAAAGCAAAGGTGGCATAAATGGAAGAAATCACGCAAGAACAAATTGCACAGCACTACAAGGCGGCAATGGATTCAGTTCACCTTATCAACGCTGGAAAGCCAGAAGGCATGACAGCAGAAGATTGGGCAGACTGCTTGGCTCGTAACAAAGAGCATCTAAAGATTATGCTTGCCAAGGGCTTTTGGACAACAGAAGATTTATCTCCACTACAAGCCGCATCCGCATGAACTACGCTTGGAAAATATTAGATATTTACGCTGATGGTGAGAAAATCACCTCGGCTAAATACCATTGCGCTGTTTCTGATGGTGAAAACACAGTAGAAACAGAAGGCTACGCTACTTTTGATGGCGAGGCAAAAACTGCTTTTTCTGCTGTAACAGAAGAAATGGTCGCGCAATGGGCTAAAGAATCGCTGACAATCAATGGCGAATGTCTAGTAGAAAAGCGTTTGGCAGAACAGTTAGCCAATCTAGAAAAGAAGCCAGCCGTTGCGCCTTGGAAACCACAGATATTCACGCCTGACTTATAAGGGTTAACCATGACAGTCCCAATAGACATTATTAGCAGAGCCTTAAAGGATATTGGGGCTTTAGAGGCAGGCGAGACACCCACGCCAGATGCGGCACAAGACGCTTTTGACATGATGAATGACCTTATCGACCAATGGTCGAATGAGGACATGATGGTTTTCAATGTGACTGAGATTATTTTCCCAGTCATAGCGGGTCAGACTCAATACACGATTGGCCCAGTCGCATCGACTGCTAACTTTATTGGCGCATCGTTTACAGGCTCAATTTCTGGTGACATTCTTACTGTTACGGCTATTGGCTCTGGTGCTGTTGCCCAAGGTCAGACTTTAAGCGGTACGGGAATCACTACTGGAACAAGAATTGTTGACTTTATTACTGGCGCTGGCGGTAACATAAACGAAGTCGGCACATACAAACTCAACATTAGTCAATCAGTTTCATCGACAACGATAACTGCTTATTATGAAAAGCCATTGCAGATTAACTCTGCTTTTGTGCGTATTAACACCAATTCAAATGGTCAGCCTATCGTAAACGGGGGATTAGATTACCCAGTTTCTGTTTTGGCTCTACAAGACTACGAAATGATTGGTCTAAAGACGCTAAATGGCCCTTGGCCAAAAGCGATTTACTTTAATCCTGGCGCGGACACAGGTAATTTGTTTGTATGGCCAAACCCATCGCAGGGCGAAATGCACTTGTTTGCTAACACTATATTTAGCAGATACAACACTTTATATGACCCGATTGTGTTGCCACAAGGCTACTCAATGGCTCTACGCTGGTGTTTAGCAGAGCGTTTGATGCCTATGTATGGCAAGGCAAGCGCGGTGCAGATTCAGATGATTAACGCTTACGCGGCACAAGCAAAAGCAACTATTAAGCGCAACAACATGAGTCCTTTGCAAGTAGCAAGATACCCAGACGCTTTGATGAATACAAGAGCAAAAGACGCTGGCTGGATTCTTACTGGGGGCTTTGTCTAAATGGCAGACTTTGGCTTTGTTGGCCCTTCCTATCCTGCCGCTTCGGTTTACCAAGACTCGAATGAGTGTATAAATTTCCTTCCCGAAATTGACCAACTCAAACAGGCTGGTGATAGAGGCGTGGTTGCGCTATACCCAACGCCAGGTCTGACAATTAAAGCCATATTGCCCAACCAACAAGAAGTTCGCGGTATGCGGACACTTTCTGGTGGCACAAGAATGTTGGTGGTGTGTGGGCCTTATGTCTATGTGTTCAACAATGTACTAACTCCCACCATGATTGGTGAACTCAACACCTCAACGGGTCGAGTCACCATATCTGACAACGGCATCAACGCTTACATCGTAGACGGCACATATCGCTACACATGGCGTATTGCTACTGTTACTGCGGCTGTGTTTACGGGTGTGGTGTCAGGTACAACATTAACTGTCACATCTGTAAACTCTGGAACGCTTGCTGTTGGTCAACACTTCTTTGCTGTTGGCGCGTTACAAGAAACAGTTATAACGGCTCTAGGAAGCGGTAGCGGTGGAACGGGTACATATACCCTTGGGCTATCGCAAACCATCGCTTCTAGCCAGATGTATACATCTAGCGCGGGTGCAATCATTACAGCGTCAATATCTGGCACTACGCTGACTGTGACTGCGGTTTCTAGCGGTACTTTGTATGTTGGTCAGACCATCCAAGGTGCTGGCATCACAACCCAAACCATCATCACGGCTTTGGGAACAGGTACTGGTGGAAATGGAACTTACACAATAAATAACTCTCAGACTGTGGCTTCTGAGACTATGTATGCACTAAATTGGACTGTTTTGCCGTCTAGCGATGGTGCTTTTACAGGCGGTGAAACTTGTGACATTGTTGACAATTACTTTGTTTATAACCGCCCATCGTCTCAGCAGTTTGGCGCATCTGGCGTTTTATCACCTATTTCTGGCAATACTTCATTTTCTAGTAAAGATGGCTCACCAGATAACTTAGTGGCTCTTATCGCTGACCACCGCGAAGTCTACCTAATGGGTGAGGCTTCTTCGGAGGTGTGGACAGATGTGGGTGGAAACCCTTTCCCATTCCAACGGATACCTGGCACAAACACCCAACACGGCATTGCGGCTAAGTTTTCGCTTGCTAGACTAGGCAATTCTTTTGCTTATGTATCTCGAAACAATCGAGGTCAAGCACAAGTGATGCAGATGAATGGTTATATACCCACAAGGATTTCTAACCATGCTGTTGAGAACTCCATAACAAATCAATATGTTGACGATGCTATTGCTTGGACTTACCAATTAGAGGGTCACGAAGTTTATGTGGTGTCTTTCCCAACTTTGCAGTTAACTTGGGCGTATGACATTGCTTCTGGTATGTGGCATAAGTGGCTATATACGAACAACGATGGCACTTATTCACGCCACAGAGGTAATTGCTGTGCGGTCTTTCAAGGAATGGTCTTGGTTGGGGATTACGCCAACGGCTCAATCTATGAGTTAGACAAGTTAAATTACACCGACAACGGGCAATATGTCCGCAGACTGAGACGCGCACCGCACTTAGTTAGCGACTTTCAGCGCCAATACTTTGATGAACTCCAAATCCAATTCCAGCCTGGCGTTGGCACTACGGGCTTGTCTGTGGATTCTTCTGGTATGTTTATCGGTAGTCCATACATCATTTACCCAGATGCAACGCTGACTGTTGGCCCTATGGACATTCTGTATTTAGGCGTTGCCAATCAGTTAAACCCAAGTACGCCCACAACTTACCCACAAGCCATGCTGAGATTTTCCAACGATGGCGGTTCTACTTGGTCGCGTGAATACACAGTAACCATCGGTCAGACTGGTAAGTACAAGAATCGTGCTATTTGGCGCAGATTGGGCATGGCTAGAGATAGAGTGTTTGAAGTGTCTATAAGTGACCCAGTAAACGCTGTGATTATCTCGGCTAACCTCAAAGCGACTCAGGGAGAAAACTAATGGTTACTGGCATTTCCAATACTTCGCAGTTAAACCCATACCCCCAGACAGAGTTTCTTGACGGACAGACCAAAA